AGTAACAGGCTCATACACATTTTGTACACCTTGTTTAATGTTCCCATAACCTTCAACTAGAGCCCCTCCAAATCCTGTGGCAACTTCTCTACCAATCTTTAATAAATCAGGACCAAGTTTTAAAAGTGCATCTCCCGCACCCGCATAATCACCTTGTAAGGTCTTAACTCCCGCTTCTTCGATCCCACCACTAACCGCACTATATCCTTCTCTAACTTTATCTGACGTTACATCTTTTGTGACCGCTCTAACACTTTCAGTTCTAACAACATTAACTGCGTTATAAAACCTATCCATTGCCGGTGTTGACGCTTTACCAAGAGTGGCCGCCGCTTTACCACCATTTATACCCGCATCAATAGATTGTAAGACATTTAATTGATCAAGAGCTAACTCTTCAATTGACTTGTCTTTATCCGCCTGTTGTTCTCTTAATTTTGTAAGTTGGTCAGCAGTTAATTTAGAAACATTAACTTCTTCCATTTTCCCCGTTTTTTCGTTTTTAATCTGAACAACCGCCTCACCATTTTTCATTTGAGACATATTTGCGATTAACATCTTATCTTCCTCAGATGCCGCCAAACTTGGGAATTTAATTTTACTCATTTTCATATCCAAGTCAGCACTCTTAATTGACATATTCGCTAATTCGTCAGCAGACATACCCATCGCTGAGGCAACTTCTCTTAATCTACGTTTAGCACCGGGTAAAATTTCAAAACCTGAACCATCGGCTTTTAATTTAGTAAATTCTTTTGATACGTTTACTATTTCTTTTTGTAATGCTTCAGGATCGTTTTGTGCTAAATCCATCGCTTTCAATGGATCTAATAATGCACTACTTGAAACTCCTAAACGTTGTAATGATGCTGCTAAATCAATCGCCTTTTCAGGTGACATAAGATCTTCCGCAAGTTTAAATGTTTTTGCCATATCAAAACCTAACATAGACGCTTGTGACGCCATCTTTGCTAAACCTTTAACACCATTATCAAAATTGAATAAATTTAATTGTTTTAGGTTTCCAACAACTTCGGCGGAAACCGCCTTTACGTTTACCCCAACACTTTTAGCGTAATTTGCAACTTCGGCCATTCTGTCACCAACATCGTATAATGACATACCAACACCTTTAAATTCTTTAGCCAATTCTTTTGTTTTAACACCACTTACTTCAGCTGCGGCACCCATCTCAACAAGGGCTTCAGTACCCATAGTTGTATTAACTCCAAGTGCCGTCGGTACATCCATTAATACATCAAACGCATTATCAGAACTAATACCTAATTTTAACATTTCAGGAATTGCATCCGCAATTGTGGTTCTCATCTCAGACATTCTTGCTTGTCCAATACCCATTGCGTTGGCCAATTCTTGTCCACTTTTCATTAGATAATCAGCACCTTGGAAATTAGTTGGGTCTAAAGCGTTCACCATTCCGGCGACTGCAATTCCCGCATCTGTTAATGGGTTTTTTATGGCTTCTCCAAAACTTTTAGCGTTTTGAGAATCAAAACCTAATCCAGTAGAACTTGAGTCACTATCATCGTCACTACTTTTTTTCCTCCCAGAATTAAAACTAGCCTTAGTACCCGCAGCATAAAACTCACTAACTGCCTTTTCTAAGGCGTTACCTGACAATCCAGATTTAAATATTTCTTCTATCGAACCGTAACCCATAATTAGTTTTTACTATAAATATTAAGTATTAAGTTTTGGGCGTATTATCCTCTATTATCTTATCTAAAAGATACTTTCTAATGTATGTTGGGAGTTTTAAGAATTCATCATATGATGTTCTTAAAAATTTTGCCAAGTAATAAAATTCGTCTAATAAAAATTTTGTGTGATTAGAAGAAAGGCCGAAAAAACTCCACCCCAAAGTTGATGACAACATCGACTTTTTCTCCAGATGGGGCGTAAACTGTTTTCCTTAAATCCAATCTCGATTCGTTTTCTTTAAGGAAATTTCTTATGAACTTAGAATCCCCAATTGGCATATTTTGACAAAATACACTAATTTCATTTCTATCAGGACTACCATTTAATTCTAAAATGGTTTTATTTAATCTTGTAGTAACTGTAGGTGCGGTATATCCAACAGGATATGAATCAATAATTTTCGCAACTTCTATTGTATCGTACAAACTTAACATTTTAATTTTTACATCCGCCTTTGATTGTGGTAATTTAACCGTAAATGTTCCATCTTCATCAGGTTGAACTTTAGGTTTTGTTAGATTTAACTCATCTAACATTATAGATGTTTCAAATGATTGTCCATTAATCGGGTCAACTGTTGCGATTCTGTACTCAGGTCCAAAAGATGTGTTACGTAAAAATAAAAGGATTGCCTCAATATCACTTTCTAATAATTCTTCAGGTCTAAGATCTCTTTCATAAAGTTTATTTCTTAATAAAGGTAAAACAACACTTTCATTAATTGATTTACGAGAATCAATATTAACTAATATATTTTCATCACTTGCGGTTAAGTAACCAACCTTAACACTTTTCTTTTTTGATTTATAGAATAAACCACCTGAAGGTAATGTTACCACATCATGTGGTAAGTTAAAATCCATTTGCCCATAAGAGGCCACATCTTGATCCATTTTTTTATATTTTTTTTTAATTTATTATCGCACAAAAAACCGTATACACCATAAATGTACACGGTTAATATTAAAAGTAAATTTTTTTAGTATACTAATATACAACGATCCATACGAATACTTGAAGTGATTCCCGCAATCTTATCAGAGTCATATGATAATGAACCACCATCATATCCTGTTAACCAAGCTCCTTCTAAAATCCATTTCTCAACAACAACTCCTGTTGGGTCTAACATTTCCAAATCCACATTTTTCTTGTATCCTGCCGCATAACCCATACGACCTGTTACAGACTCCGCACATAGACGAATCCATTCCATAACCGCTTGAGACGCTGAAGGTCCGATTGGATCTCTAAACTTAACTGAAATTTCTTCCCAGTTGAATCTACCCGCAACGTATGTTTCAGTATTCAAGAAAGGAATATTCACTGAAGCAATCTTTAATTTAGGTCTCGAAGTACTTTCCACATACCACTCATTAATACCAAGTGATGATGGGAACCTTAGTATCCAACGGTTTTCACGTTTAGGTTCGTAAGGAATAGGCATTTTCATTAACAAATCAGCCATAATTATTTATTTTAGTTTTAAGTTTATTTTAGTTTTTATTATAAATATCACGATAATAAAATTTTTCTATTTACTTCCATTTTTTTTGAACATATTCTTATACTAGACCAGACAAACTAGTTAATATAATTTCTTTTCTCCTCCTGCAGTTAAATAGGTCTTTAATATATTATCTTCTTTTTTATCAAAATGTTTCTTCATAGTTTCTACATTTCTTACATCATCATCTGAAAATCCAATAAATGGTGTAAAGTAATTACTAATCTTGTTTTTCATAAATGCCTTTTCTTGTAATGAATGAGATAGTTTTCTTACGTAACTCACAAATTCCTCCATTGCATTTATTTTTCCTTGTTCAGGGTTAGTTGCCGAACCTTCACCAAAAGACACAGGATGGAAACGACACATATCTAAGTAAGATCGTATTAATTGATCTTTAGATAATTTTTCCTCATCGGCTAAATCTCTATACTTTAAAAGATTTTTTGCTAATTGAGTTGAATCTAACCCATGTTTATTTTGTTTGATCAACTTATAAACCCCCTCTTTAATCATTGAAGGTGTGTGACCTCTAGCGGTGACAATTGCAAATATTGACCCATTATTAACGGCTTCCACAAAATCACTCCATGCCGGTCCTATTGGTGCCGTCATTGCGTCTTTTAAAAATTGTTTGTCTCCTAATACCCCGAAGTCTCTGAAAGGTTCTTCATCAAATGATACTATGGTATGTCCTTCATATTTAAAGGGTTCTTTACCAATGTCAGTTCTATATTCCGCAAAATCTTCTGTCGACATTCCAACACTTTTACCTTTATCATCTTTAAGATAAATTTTTGTTGGCATAAACATTAGATTATCATCCCAGTCAAATGCGTAATATTTCATTACCGGAGTTTGTCTTTCTTCAATGATTTCGTTAATTATTTGTTTAACGATATGTTTATGATAATTTTTCATACATTAATAAATATTAGGAAAATAAAAAAAGGGGAACGAATTCCCCTTTTCCTTTAAATTATTTGTTTGATTAGATATTGTCAAACGATGCTCCTGTTGGAGTGATGTAGAATGTTATATCAATAAACTCTAATGAACGAGTTGGTTTGATATAGATTTTACCTACCATTTGATTTCTGTCTAAGTCTTCAGTGTCACTTGAAACAGTAACTCTAAAGTCATATAGACCTCTATCTCTTCTGATCGCATCTAAGATCGGATTAACCGCATTTAAGAAGTCTTGTCTTACTTGTTCGTCGTTTTGATCGAATAACAATCTCACAGAAACTGCAGAAATCAA